CCATCAGTAGGTTTTATCGAATAAAGTTTGTCTTCCTTATACCCCGATGGCGTAATAACAACAGAAGCACTATCAAATAAACTCATATATTTTCTATTAAATTAATTAAACATTGTTTTGCCTCAAACGTACCACTATCAGCAGTAACTCTCGCTATAAAATCTACTACATAATCGTATTCGTCACCTAATATTTCAGTTTCACCTGACCAACTTACAGAATAAGCAGAACCCCAACTTATATCATTTGTGATAGCACCTTGTCCCCAATATATATCGTTGTTGTTAACGCCTTGTCCCCAATCTATGTTATTTGCCATTTTCTTTTTTTGTTAAAAATAATTCTAACTTCTTTTTGTTTTCTTCTTTAGGTTTATTATAAGTACCTACCTTTTTTCTTTTTTTCATCTACAAAACCCAACTACCAAAAAAGTTATCTGTATCAGGGTACATATCCCCGTTTGAGTTTGAATTGTACTCAGGGAAAGTTGCATTGTTAAAACACATATAATCAATAAAACGTTGCGTATAGTGTTGTGCAATATCACGCTCTTTTTCTACCAAGTAATCTATTTCGTTTTTCTCTACACTTGTAGCGTTTTCCGAAGTGTGTTTAAATACTCCTTTGTTAGCTATTGTATAAGCAGCAAAAGGCAAGTATTGAACCATAGCAAAATGAATTAACATCGGTTTAATGTAATCAGTAAGCAAGTTCTTATACTTTAAATTAGCGTTTAAACTAATATCACCGCTGATAATTAACGCTTGAAACTTGTTGTATAAATCAGTTCCTAAATAGTTTTGGATTGTAATATCTTGTGCTATTTTTAAATATTGGATAAAATCATCGACATCTAAATTTCCATTTAGTATGCTAAACTTCTTTACATCTTCAGTACTTATTAATAATGCGTAAGCCATTTTCTAATTGTTTTTAGGTAAAAATCCTTTGTTAGGCATATCTATTGGTCTTTGTGAAACTAAAGCAGCGTTCTTAATTGTATATCCGTATGCTTCAGCTTTTGCACCTGCTATTATTCTTGCTTTAGGTGAATTAACATCAATGTTTACACCTTCAAAACTTGCATAAACTTGTTTGTTCCATCTATGGTGACAAGCACCACCGCCTTTGTATAACCATATTGAATAGGTATCAGCTCCACGTGGTCCCCAACCTTTGTTAACCGCTTGTTCCGACATTCTTATAATATCTTCTTTACGATAAATCTTATCAGCTTCAGTCATCTTTTTGCAAAACAATCTACTTTTAGCATTTGTTTCACCCGCATAAACGTAACGTGTTATAAAACGTATTCCGTCAATGTTTTCGTCTTGCTCACTTTTAGCGTTTGGTCTTGCAGAACCGGTACTTACAAAATTGTAAACTTTGCTTAATAAACTTTGCTTTGTTTCTTTATTTAATAATTCATTTTCTGCATCGTCCGCATCGTAATCTACTTCGCTTTCGTCAATCAACAACCATTTTTCGTTAGGTGTTTCTCCTAAATCTATTAAGTCATTTGCTACTTCATCGTCTAAAGTATTGTCGCTTGAACAACATACCTCGTGTGAAGCCATTTTAACGCCTGTTTCTTCTTCGTTCGTTTCCGCGTTAAGTGTATTTACATCTATAAAATCAAGTGGTTGTATTGTCTTAAAATATAGGTTTAAAGCGATTCCGTTTACTGCTAATATTTCATCTAACGCTTCAATGATTTCTAATTGATATGGTCTAATAACAATATTGTCAAATAAACGTGTTGCAGTTTCTATTTCATCTGCATTGTTACCTAAACCGCCACCTGTGTCACGAATACCTAAAAGCATTGGTGAAGTAACTCTATGTCCTACAATTAACTTCTCAAAACATTCAGTACTTAAATACTGATAATGTGCAGGAGCTTCGTTTAATGGAATATCGTCAACTGTAGTTTTGTTTTCTGCACTTGCGTTAAAAGATACAATTACCTTGTCGCCTTTGCTTCCTGTTAATTTACGTTTAACTTCGTTTGCTACTTCTTGACGCTTTTCTTCAGGTGGTATGTTATTGTTAAAGTTAATTACTTTAGTACCGCTAAAACCATTCATAACGTCGTTAATCAAGTAATCGGAAATCTCTTGCTCTAAAGTTGCGTAAGGTAAAGCACCCGAATAATCTATTGGAGTATAATAATGATAACCCGAAACGTATGGTTTAATAACGTATAATTCAACTTCTTTTCCGTTACCAAATTTAAAAGCAGGTATGCGTTTTAATACATCACCATTTTTATATTTTGCCCAATCAGGGTGATAAAACCAAGCTTCAATTTCGCCTTTGTCGTTACATTTTTCTGCTCTTAACGTGTGCATTGGAAAATGTTCAACTGATTTAACTTTACCATTGAAGTAAATAACCTGCATTGCAGCCATTCCAAGTAACTTACGTTCTAAAGCAACTTTACGCAAACAATCCTTTTTTACAATAGACATCATTTGTGCATACTCGTTTGGCTTACGATTTGAATCAGTAGCATCGATTCCTTTTCCATAAATCATATTAGCAACACCTGTTATAATAGCGTGATTTGTATTTGAATACAAAAATCTATCAATAAGGTATTGAAAATAGTTGTTATCTACGCCGTATTCAACGAACTCTTTGTTTTTAGATTCAGTTATAGTTGGAGAATTATAAGCGCTTAAACTTAAAATGTGTACGTTATCCATAAATTATAAATTCATTATCTGAAGTTCTTTGCGTGTAAACGTTTTTGTTTATACTAAATTCTTCAATTATTTGGTTTGTGCAAAATATTTTATCTCTATAAACTACATCAGTACCATTTAAAATAGTCAAATTGTAGAATTTGTTTTCTATTATCGGAAATACCAAATTAGTAACTGCGTAATATTTATCAATCGAAAATACGCACCCGATAGTTTCTTCTGTATTTGCTTCTTCATCTCTTAAAACAATAGCATCAGCTTCTAAACCATCAATAGTGGCGTAAAGATTTTGTGACGTTCCTTGTTCTTTTAAAATTATCATTCTTTTTATTTTAAAAATTAAAATTTTATGATTTTGTTTTTTCAAAAAAAAATATTATATTTACAAAAATAATAATTATGAAAATTTGTACAAATTGTAATGTAAAAAAAGAATTAAATTTATTTTATAGTGCCCCTAATTCTCGCTCTAAAGATGGTTTGTTTAGTTATTGTAAAGAATGTATGAAACAAAACAGAAAAGAAAGTTATTTAAAAAATAAAGAACATACTTTAATAATAAATAAAAAATGGCGAGCAAATAACAAAGAAAAAATACAAAAATATTGTGAAGATAATAAAGATAAAGTAAAAGAAAGAAATCAAAACAATAGAAAACAAAGATGGTTTGATAAATATTTAAAAAATAAAATTGAAATAGATAAATATTTTAATAATATAAAAATTACAAAAGATAACGTTGAACAATATGTTAGAAAATATAATACACATAAAACAAATTTAAAAAGAAAAGAAATTACTAAAGTTTGGTTTAACAAAAACGAAGAATATTTAAAAATATATTATAATGAAAACAAAGAAAAAATGATTAAACAAATGGTAACTAATAATAAAAAAAGATTAAAAACTGATGCTATTTTTAAATTTAAATGTAATGTTAGATGTTTAATCAAAGGTTCTTTTAAACGTGGTAAAAATCAATTTCAAAAAAATGCTAAAACAGAAAAAATTTTAGGATGTACTATTGAAGAATTTAGAATTTATATTGAAGATAAATTTACTGAAGGTATGACTATTGAAAATCACGGTGAATGGCATTTAGACCATATTACACCTTTAGCAAGTGCTACAACAGAAGAAGAAATAATAAAATTAAATCACTATACAAATTTTCAACCTTTATGGGCATTAGATAATTTAAGCAAGGGTTCAAAAAACATATAAAACAAAAAAAGGGTAACTAAAAAGCTACCCTTAATTAAATTTAAAGTTGATTATTAAGAACCAACAACTACAGTGAATCCTGCAGCAGTAAGTGTGTCACCAATAAAGTTAGCAGGTACTTGTTCTTGCCCTGTTAGCGTTAATGTGTAACCACTTAAATCACCCATAGCACCACCGGTTACGATAGTACCACCTGTAACATCCATTCCGTGGTCTAAACCTGCATAGAAGAAATTTCCGTTGTTATCTTCTACGATAACTTGTGGACGCCCGTAAGCCATTAATTTCAATTCTTTGTGGTCTTTAACTGTTAACTTTTTGAAAGTCAACTCTAATACTTGCTCGAAAAATGTTGTACCATTCTCACGTGAGCTATTTACGTTTTGTGTAAATGTAGAAGCACCTTTTAAATCGTATTTGTAAGCAGTTGGAGTTCCTGTAACAGCATCGATTACATCGGTATTTGTAGCATCGTAAGTATAACCTGTTGCGTCTCCGTAATTAACGAAATAAACCGCTTTTAAGCCACCTACTGAATCTTTACATACTTCTAATCTTCCACTTGATAAATCACAAGCCATATGTATATATTTTTATTAGTTAATTAAAAAAAAGGGTGGCGTTTATTTCACCACCCCTTGAAGTTTAGTTTGCTTAAAATTAAGCAGGAGTGTAAAGAACTATGTCAGAACCGATTCCGTATTGAACACCTGCAGTAAATCTCATTACGATTCTTACATTTTGTGAACCATCGATGTCAGCCATATCAATCACTTTCACTTCGTTATGATCAGATAATAAACCTGTTCCGAAATATAAGTTAGATTTTTCAGCAGCCATCATATAGTTATTAGCCAATCCGTTTGCAACAAATATTTTAACTCCGTCAAAAGTTAAACTTCCGTTGTTAAACCATTGTGTACCCATTGTGTTAGTACCATTAGCACCTAAACCTGAAGCAGCAAAACCACCTAAAGCACGAACGTATGCACGAGCAACGTTTTGAGATACATAGATATATAAATCTTCTTTTCCGTATAAAGCAGCAGGAATAGCGTCAACTACTTTTCCTAATTCAGCAATAACGTTAGCCGCAGTGATAGCAGTACCAACTACGTCGATAACAGTTGCATCAGCAGTAGCTAAAGTAACGAATCCGTCAAATTGTCCTGCAGTAGCAGTAGCACCTCTCCAAATTGATACTTCGTTGTTTTGAGCAGCTTTAGCAGCAACGTGCGCTAATAAAAAATCTTGAAAAGAAGGTGGCATTGAATCGAATGCAGAATAACCCATTTCAATCGCTTCCCAATCGCTGCGGAAGTCTTTTTTACACAATTGTAGGTTAATTTGGAATTCCTCAGGGGTGATGATTCTTTCAGTTAAAGTAACTGTAGAAGTTGCATCGAAATCACAAGTAGCATCTTTAACTAAATCGTTAGTTGCTAATTTTTTAATTACTTCTTTAAAAGCAATGTTTGGTTTTACTTCAATACCACCGTTTTCGATAGTAGAGGCAGACAATAAAGCAGCAGAAATATATTTCCCTGCAAACTGACCTGCATAAGTAGTTGTAATAGAAGTTGTAGTCGCCATTTTTTAATTATTTAAAGTTTGAAATTTTGTTTAATACAGAATCAAAAGTTGTTTTTGTTCTATTTTGTGAGAAAGTATGTAATTCTCTTTTAGTTGTAGCTTCAGGGTTGTGTGTTAAAGGCTCAGCAGATAATTCTACTTCTTTAACTTCAACTTTAGCTAATTTTAATTCTTCGATTTCTTTTCTTAAAGATTCGATTTCAGCAAAGAACATTTCTTTAGTAACTGATTCAATTACTCTTTTAGGTTCTTTTACTTCGGTCATTTCTTGCTCTACTTCAACTTCTACTTCAGCAGGTGCTTCTTCAGCAACCGGTGCTTCCATTTCTTTGATTTCAGCAATAATACCTTCTTCGGCTACGATTAAAATCATACCATCTTCTAACTTGTATTCTCCAACAGGTAAAGCAATTCTGTCTTCTTCGTTTACGATGAAAACACTTGCACCTGCTTCAAATACTTCAGCTTCGATAATAGTACCATTCTCTAAAGCCATTTGAGCAAGTTTTACTTCCATTCCCAATAAGGTTTTGATTTGGTTAATTACGTTCGACATTTGATTTTTGTTTTAAAATTAATATTATAAATATTTGTTACATTTTTAACAATTAGTTACTTATTCTTACGATAGTTCTCGGCTCGTTAACATTGTTAATCAATGATTCACCACCTTGTGAAAGTGTAGCACCAATTCCTTGATTTTGTAAATCACCATTACAACATTCTTTACTGTAGGTACTGTCTGCACATAGACAACCTCTGTTTCCGCCCTTTGGGCTTGTTCTGCTTTTAGTTTGTTTGCTCATATTAGTATTTATTGTTTTGTGTTCTTTGAATAAAATATATTACATCGTATATTTGTCCTGAGTGGTTTGCTATCATTTTAATACTTAAACCATTTGTTACTACATCTTCATCAGCATAGTATTGAAAAGTTTTAGAAAAAGTATGTTCAATATCATTACCTTTTGGAAAAGTTATTGTATCTCTCAATCTTTCGTAAGGCGTTCCATTACCACCTTCAAGGTAAATATCAACGTAGCCGTTTGCGTTGCTTATTTGCGCTTTAAATGCTATTGTAACTATATAAACATCGTTTTCAAACTCTGCTTTTAATTTATTAGCTGAATAATAATCTATTTCAGAATTTATATTTGTGTCAATTACAAAACCTTTATTGTTTGGAACTGTAAAAGCTGTTGTAGTAAAATTAAAAGGTGAAGCACTTGTATATTGCGTATCATCGTACCTTGCCCAACCTAAACCCAT